AAATACCAGTGCAAATAGATGAAGAACAAGTAATGAAAGATGAAGCGGAGTATTGGAAAACATCTAAGAAAGATTGGCGGTTTTTAAACTATCAATGTTTTGATTATCTCTGGAAGCGAAAGTTAATTAAGATAAGTACAGAGAAGGCAGATTTAATAAAAGCTAGAGTAAACGCTTATAATTTATCACAGACAAAGAAACCTGAAGATATTTTAAAAGATGAAGAAACTATTAGGCAACAATGCAAAAAATATTCTCTTAAACTTTATTACGACAACGAGTTATGATAGAAACATATATACCTATGGAAGATGTGCTTATTAGAGTAAAATACCATCCTGATATTACAAAAGAAGAAAAGGCACAATTTGAAGAAATAGTCAAAGGCATTTATATGTCTGATAAAAGAAAGAAAAAAGTATTTAAACCTATAACTAAAAACCAAGAAAGAAATGAAAACCGCAATGGGACTAGCACTAGCAAGGATTGAAATGCTATATATAGAAAAAGATAGCGTTCATTGGGAAATGTTTAAGAATGATTGTATGGAAAAAGAAAAAGAGCAGATAATGAAAGCTAATATGGATGGTTATAAAGAAGGTTGTACTTATCATTCTTTTGACCATCAATCAAAAACAACTGAAGAATACTACAACCAAACCTATAACCAAAACAAATAACTATGAAAATTGCAATCGGCATCTTATGTATTTTCCTAATATGGATAATCTATGAAATTAAAAACGCACCCTATGAAAATTAAACCATTAGAACTATTAAAGTTCTTCTTTATTTCAGTACCAGTATTCTTAATTGTTTACTGTGCTGCAATGATTTGTATTGAAATTAAAGACCTAATAAAACGATGACACCAAAAGGACACGAAAACGCACAACCTGTGAGAATGATATTTTTAGATACCAAAGAAGAAATAGAGTTTAAATCAGTAGCCTATGCCACAAGGATAACAGGAGTAAATGAATACCAAATAAAGGAATCCTTTAGCCCTATAAAAAAGAAGCGGTTTGAATACCAAGACCGAAAAATAACGTTTCGTATAAAAAAGTAAAATGAAAAGAGTAATAAACTTTAGTGGTGGAAAGACAAGTGCATTAATGACCATAATGAATTATCGTGAAGGAGATTTGGTAATATTTGCTGATACAGGCAGAGAGCATCCTAAAACATATAAATTTATTAATGACTTTGAAGCATTTGAAAATATTCCTATTATACGTGTACAGTATGAAGGTGGATTTAGGGGAATGTTAGAGCATAACAAATGGAAACATATACCGAATAGAGTTAAACGTTCTTGCACTATTGAACTAAAAATTAAAACTGCCAAGAGATATTTAAGAAAGAATCACGGAATGCAGAATTATGAATGGCTTGTTGGATTTAGGTCAGATGAAGAACGTAGAGTAAAAGGATACGGAAAAAGACAGGCTTATATTCATCCTAAATTTCCTTTGTATGAACAAGGCATTAACAAGGCTTATGTAAATGAGTATTGGAAGAATAAACCTTATACTTTAGAAATACCTGCTATTTTAGGTAATTGTACTTTATGTTTTCTTAAAGGTAAAAATGCTATTATTAATATTTTAAGGTCTTATCCAGAACTTGCAAAAGAATGGATTGAAGATGAAGAATTGAGCAAATTGAAGGGGGGGGGGCATACATATTTTCAAGATACAACTTATAAACATTTACTAATGATGGCTGAAAATAATTTATTTAAAGGGCAAGACCTTGCAGAATTAAATCCAGCTTTTAATTGTTCGTGTACAAGTTAATACTTAGTTTTGCATTATGGCACTACCTACGATTCCTAAATTAACGGCAAAGGCTCAAACAATATTTAATCGATACATTCGTACAAGGGATTCACAAGACGGATTTTTTACTTGTATTTCTTGCGGTCAAGTTAAAGGACACGAAGTTATGGATGCTGGTCATTACGTTCCAGTCAAAGGAAGTTCTGCATTAAGATTTGATGAGTACAACGTAAACGGAGAATGTAAATCTTGCAATGGATTTGACCAATTCCACCTTATAGGCTACCGAAAAAACTTAATTGATAAAATAGGCGAAAGAATGGTAATGCAACTAGAAAGCCAACATAGGCTAATTAAGAAATGGTCAAGGGCAGAATTAAACCACATAATAGAAACGTATAAATAATGGCAAAAGGATTAACAACAGGCAAAGTAAACTTTGGCAGTAGAAAAAAAGGTAAATACAAAAAGAATAATGGTCCTAAAGATAAACCTACTAAACCTTATAAACGACAAGGAAGATGCTAATAACTGAAATCAAATCAAATCCTAATAATCCTAGATTAATAAAGGATCATAAGTTTAAACAACTTGTTAAGTCTATTCAGGACTTTCCGCAAATGTTAGAACTTAGACCAATTGTAATAGATGAGAACAATATAGTACTTGGTGGCAATATGAGGCTAAAGGCTTGTATTGAAGCTGGGCTAACTGATGTTCCTGTGATTCACGCTAATAATCTTAGCGAAGAAAAAAAGAAAGAGTTTATTGTAAAGGATAATGTAGGCTATGGCGAATGGGATTGGTCAGAATTGGCTAATACTTGGGAAGTTGACTTATTACAAGAATGGGGATTAGATATTCCTAGTTTTGATAATGAAGGATTTTCTGATAAAAACAAAGAATTAAGTCTTGATGATGTTACTGATTCAATGACAATAAATTTAAAATATACAGAAGAAGAATATCATATTGTAAAAGATGCACTTTTAAAAATTGCACCTACTCCTGAGCAAGCAATATGGAAACTATTAGGTAATGATTAAATACATATTTAATAACCATAAATTCCCTTATAAATGGAATTTAACAGATGGTTATCCAGCAAAAGGAATAGAACCTAATGGACTAAAAGTATTTGGTACTTTTATTTGTGGTGGAGGCTCAACTATGGGTTATAAGTTAGCAGGATATACTCATTTAGGAGGTGTAGAAATAGACCCTCAAGTTGCAGATATTTATAAAACAAACCATAATCCAAAATACCTTTATAATCAAGATATTAGAGATTTTAATAAACTTACTGATTTACCAGAAGAACTTTATAATCTTGATCTATTAGATGGTAGTCCTCCTTGTTCAACATTTTCAATGGCTGGAAGTAGAGAAAAGGCATGGGGTAAAGAAAAGCAATTTAGAGAAGGGCAAGCAGTCCAAACATTAGATGACTTAGTATTTGAGTATTGTAATACTATTATTAAACTACAACCAAAGGTATTTTTATTAGAAAATGTAAAAGGTATTATTTTAGGTAATGCAAAGGCTTATTCTAAAAAGATTATTCAAACAATGGAAAAAGCTGGATACAAAGTACAAATATTCCTTTTAAATAGTGCTTCAATGGGAGTTCCACAAAGAAGGGAAAGAGTATTTTTTATAGGTTATAAAAAAGAATTAAACTTTAAACCATTAAGATTAGATTTTAATGAAAAGCCAATTCCTTATGGGGAAGTTGAAAAAGAATGTAAAAATGTATTAGGCAAACAAATAACTGAAGCATATCATAAATGGTGGGTTAATACTCCAAAAGGTAAATCTTTGTCTTATGCTCATCCAAAAGGAAGTTTTTTTAATACTATAAAAATTAGTGATTTAGATGTAATTAATACAATAACTTCAACTGATGGGGCTAAATTAATTCATTATAAATATCCAAATGTTTTAAGTGATGAATCAATCCAAATGTGTGGTAGTTATCCTTTAGATTATAATTTTATAAAAATTGAACCTAAATATCTTATTGGGATGTCAGTTCCTCCTATTATGACTGCCCAAATAGCACATCAAATTTGTTTGCAATGGTTTAAGGCTTAACTTTGTAATTCAATGAAATTTCAGTGAGAATATGGCAAATGAACAAAATTTAACCCCATTTCCAAAAGGAGTATCTGGCAATCCAGCAGGTAAACCTAAAGGAATACCAAACTCAAAGACTAGATTGCTAAGATTTTTAGAATTAGTACAAGTAAAGACAAACCCAATTACAGGAGAGAAAGAAGAATTTACTGTTGCCGAGCAGTTAGACCTAATGGTACTACAAAAGGCATTTAAGGGTGATTTAAGGGCTTATCAAGAGATTTTAGATAGATTGGAGGGTAGAGCCAAGCAAACGAACGAAATAGAATTATCAGGAGGTTTAAATATTACTTGGGAAGAAAAGAAAACTTACGTTGAAAACAAAGGAAGCCTATAATGGAATTATCCATCAAGCAAACTATTGCTTTAGACCTATTAGAAGATAAAACAACAAACGAAATACTATTTGGAGGCGGAGCAGGTGGTGGTAAAACTGCACTTGGATGCTACTGGCAATTAAAACAAAGATTAAAATACCCCAATACTAGAGGATTAATTGGGAGAGCCGTATTAAAAACCCTAAAAGAAACTACTCTTGTTTCGTTCTTCCAAATAGCTAAAATGCAAGGATTAGAAGCAGGTAAGCATTACAAGTTTAACGGACAAACAAGCCAAATTGAATTTCCTAATGGTTCTACTATCCTACTTAAAGACCTTTACTCTTATCCTTCCGACCCAAACTTTGATGAATTAGGTTCATTAGAGATTACCGATGCGTTTATTGATGAGGCTAATCAAGTAGATGACAAAGCAAGAAACATTATTAAATCAAGGATAAGATTTCAGTTGGACCAAAACGATTTAGTCCCTAAGATTCTTTACACTTGTAACCCAGCAAAGAATTGGACTTACTCGGAGTTTTACAAGCCTCAACAAGAGAAGACAATATCTAAGAATAAAAGATTCATCACTTCCTTAATAGATGATAATCCGTACATTTCTAAGCATTACAAGGAGAACTTGTTAACTTTGGATAGTGTCTCAAAAGAAAGGCTTTTATTCGGTAACTGGGAGTATTTAGATGACCCTGCTCAATTAATAGATTATGATAAAATACTTGACTCTTTTACCAATACGTTTGTTCCTGTTGGCGATTCTTTTATTACTTGTGATGTGGCACGTTTTGGTAATGATAGTACTGTTATTGGTGTATGGAGTGGGTTTC